TGGCTACACACTGATTATAGGAGAGGAGTACTACAATGCCCAATAAATATGTGAACAAGGTGGTTATTGGCAAGGAGACTAAGCTGGACCTTACCGCAGATACCGTAACTCCGGACAAGCTGGCAAAAGGTATCACGGCGCACGACAAGTCCGGCGCCCCTATTACCGGTACCAGCACGAAAGACGCGGATACCAGCGATGCCACCGCAGCTGTGGCGGAGGTTTTGAACGGTAAAACATTCTACGCGCGTGGCGCCAAAATGACTGGCACGATGCCCAACAACGGCGAAGTCAACGGTGAAATCAGCACCGTTTCTGGTAAGTACACCATCCCCATGGGCTTCCACGATGGCGCAGGCGGGGTGACCATCGCAGCGACCGAACAGGCCAAGCTGGTGCCCACAAATATCCGCGAGGGCGTTACGGTCCTGGGCGTGAAAGGCTCTATGAGCGGCAGCGAAGGTATGAAGCCGCAGGCCAAGAGCGTTACGCCGACCTTTGAGCAGCAGGTTGTGCTGCCCGACAAAGCGTATAACTGCCTGTCTCAAGTTACTGTGCAGGCGATCCCGGCCACATACGTTGATAATGCGGCTGGCGGCCAGACGTTGACGATTGGGGGCTGAGCATGGCCGTAAACAAGGTTGTTATCAATGATGAAGTTGTCCTCGACCTGACCGGCGATACGGTGCGGGCTGCCGACCTGCCGAAAGGGGTAATTGCCCACAGTGCCACAGGGGCCAAAGTCACCGGAACCACAAACTATGCCGGTTCCAGCAACGCAGGCGGCTCCGCAACGAGCGCCGAAAAACTAAATAACAGCCTGACCATCAAACTGAACGGAACCAGTCAGGGCGCATGGGACGGCAGCAGCGCAAAAAACATTGACATAACGGCAGCCAGCGTTGGCGCGACAAACGTTACGCTCAGAAGGTGGTGACAGCTGCATGGGTGTGTATTTAGGCAGCAATGCCGTTGACATGCAGGGCGGCTTTGTGAGTGGTGGTTCCAGCGACGTAAAATTGCAGAGCAAAACAGTCAGTCCCAGCGAGAGCACCCAGACGGTAAGCCCGGACAGCGGATATGACGGACTGAGCAAAGTGACCGTGAATGCGATATCGAGCACTTATATTGGCAGTGATGTGACCAAAAAAAGCGCAGCAACTTACACCCCGAAGACAACCGACCAGAGCATTGCATCTGGGCAATACCTGAGCGGGACACAGACAATCAAGGGCGATGCAAACCTGGTGGCCGGGAACATTAAGAGCGGTGTGAACATTTTTGGTGTGACAGGAACTTATGCCGGCGGCGGGAGTTCCGGCGGCAATGGCAATAACAATGTGGAGGCTTATGCCATTACGGACACCAACCCCAGTGTGAATTTTAAGACCGCCAGCGGAACCATTAAGATTTGGGGCTATGGCACCATAACCAGTTCCGGCGGCTGGGGCGGGCAGACTACGAGCCTGGTCGCGTTTGAGGGCGACAAGTACCACAAGAGCGCCATATACGGCGGCCCAAGCAGCACCAACCTGAGCCTAAGCATCAGCAACGGAAAACTGACTGGGCTGCCGAGTGGACTATCCGCAATCAGCGCGATTGTAACGAGAGGTATATGATTATGGCCACTGATACAAAGCTGGACAGCCTGGTGATCAACTACCTGACGCAAGCCCAGTATGATAATGCTAAGAGTGAAGGAACGCTGAACAGCAACCAGATCTATATGACACCGGCCTCCTCCGGTACCCATACGCTGCCTGCCGCTACCAGTTCAACCCTGGGTGGCGTAAAGATTGGCAGCAATATTACAGTGAACAGCGGCACGATCAGCATTAGTAAGACTAACGTGACAAATGCACTGGGCTATACGCCACCGACTACTGATACCAAGTACACACTGCCAACCGCAAGTGCTTGGACTTTGGGTGGTGTAAAAATCGGGAGTAACATTACGGAGAATTCCGGCACGATTAGTTTGACAAAGGCGAACGTGACAAGTGCTTTGGGATACACACCGCCGACAACCGACACCAAGTACACACTGCCGACAGGTAATGCTTCGACTTTGGGCGGTGTGAAATTGAGTGATTCGACCAGTTCAACCAGTTCAACCAGCGGAGGAATTGCAGCAACACCAGCAGCGGTAAAAGCAGCCATCGCGGAAGCAAAACTTGCGGCCTGGCCGATTGGCAGCATTTACATGAGCGTAAGCAATACAAGCCCAGCGTCTTTATTTGGCGGTACCTGGGAAAGAATTTCTGACCGCTTTTTGTTTGCTGCTTCCAGCAGTTATCCCGCAGGTAGCACTGGGGGCGAATTCACCCATAAGCTTACACAAAGCGAGCTACCGGATTATTCGCTGTCTGTGGCCAACGGAAGCAACGTAATACGCTCCAAAACCGGAAGCTCTGCGGATGCGTATGTCCAAACGCAATCAAGTGGCTGGGGTATTCCGAACTGGGAATCCAAAACCGTAACAGTCGCCTCCGGCGGTTCCGGGGCAGCCCACAACAACATGCCGCCTTATTTATCGGTATGGATATGGAAGAGGACAAAATAAGGAGGATAAAAATGCGGCTGAAGAATGAAGAAGCCCTGCTGCATTGGCCCCTGGCCCAACACATTATCACCGCAGGCTGGCTCTACAATGACGGCAGCCTGCACCGGGCGCTGGATTTCCGCGCGGCGGTGGGCACGCCGGTATACGCCGCAGAGGGCGGCACAGTGGAGACGGCCTACCGCTGGAACGGCAAGCGCACCCAGGGAGATACCAACAGTTACGGCAACATGGTCAAGCTGCGCCATGCAACCTACAAGTACGGCACACTGGAAACGCTGTACGCCCACCTGAGCAAGCTCTGCGTGACTCAGGGCCAGCAAGTGCAGGAAGGCCAGCTGATCGGCTACAGCGGCGATACCGGCAACTGCTATGGAGCACACCTGCATTTTGAAGTGCGCTGGAAAGGCCAGCGTACCAACCCGCTGAACTGGCTGGATGCTGATTTCAGTATGGCCAGCGGCGCGGTAAAATTGGGCAGCTACAGCAGCGTAGCGCACAATATGAAGGAAGTGGAATACATGAATTATGCAATCGACGTGTCAAAACATCAGGGCAAATTCAACTGGCAGGCGGCGTATGACAAGGGCATCCGCCATGCTATGCTGCGCGCCGGGTATGGCCGCTACAGCAGTCAGGTTGACCCGCAGTTTGAGCGCAACTCAGCGGAGTGTGCCCGGCTGGGCATCCAGTACGGCGTGTACTGGTACAGCTACGCCAGTACCCCGGCGGAAGCCCGCCAGGAGGCTCGCTGCTGCCTGGCCGCGATCAAGGGCAAGCACCTGTGCCTGCCAGTGGCGTATGACATCGAATATGAGCCGTGTATCTTGCGTCTGACCAACGCGCAGCGCACGGCACTTGTACAGGCCTTTTTGTCGGAGATTGAGGCCGCAGGGTATTACGGCATCCTGTATGCTAGCTGCGATTTTATTCGCAACCGCCTGGACTACAAGGCGCTGTCCAAATACGATATCTGGGTTGCCCAGTATGGCAGCACATGCACCTGCCCACTGCCGTATGGCATCTGGCAGTACAGCAGCCGCAACGCGCTGGGCGTGCCCGGCTACGGCACCAGCCTGGACTGCAACCGGGTGTATAAGGACTATGAGCAGCTGATGATCCAGGCGGGCCTGCAGGGCCACACCGCGCCCACACCGGAGGATACCACCCCCAACAAGCTGGACAAGCAGCGGATTACCATTGGCCGTATCTCCAGCGGCGACCGCGCAACCATCCGCGCCCTGTGCGAGGGGCTGGGGCTGATCGCGGCTGGCCTGTACCGCGAAACCTGTGCGGATGGCAACCAGTGGATGCTGGACGTTGGGCCGGTATCCAGCGGCGACGCCTGGTACATCATGCGCAAGTGCGCGGAGCTGCAGCTGATTGACGCAGGGCTGTATAAGGCTGAGTATGTGGAGTAATGCCTTGGAGTCAAAACAGATTAGCGTAGGAGGATATTTTTATGCGTTGTGTCAACACCAAACCCGTAGGCACTGACCCCAAGACCGGCAAGCAGTTGGTCGAGGCGATGATTATTGCCGACACGGATCCTGAAACCCTACCTACCACCGGTGAGGGCATTATCGGCATGAGCGAGAGCGAGATTTTCGCTCCGTTCAGCCTGATTTATGTGCTGGCTGAGGATACCAAGCACAAAATCTACATTGCCGGTGAAACGGGTCAGTTCATCGGCCAGTAAGGAGGCAGCATCATGCAACTTTCTGATGTAGTGCGCATCGCCCTCATTTTCAGTGAGGACGCTAAACGCTATGCAAAAAAGCTAGCCGGGAGCATCGACCTGAGCGGCAAGGCCGACAAGAAAAAGCCCAGCAAGGCGGGCAACCTTGCGGCGCTGGATGCCAGCGGCAACCTCACAGACAGCGGCAAGGCCGGAGCCAACGTGGCCGTCAAGGCCAAACCCAGCAAGGCAGGAAACCTCGCTGCGCTGACGGCTGACGGTTCCCTGTCCGATTCCGGGATTGACCCGGCGACCAAAGCCGACCTGCAGGACGGCAAGACCAAAACCGCCCAGATGGCAAAGTCGTTCACGTTCGATAAAACGACTGTCAAATTCAACTACTAATCGGAGGTGCAACACCTATGGCAAACAAAGTTTTTATCGACAACCTCCTTGACCCCGACACTGGCGATCAGGGCTTTTTCCTCGGCATGAACACCGACCAGTGCTACCCCGGCATGGATTTGAGCCTGAAGTTTGCGGAAGAAATCAAGGGCTACACCAGTGTGTGGAAGTGGATTCAGGCCCGCATCAAGGCTGGGAACATCTACGGCATCCATGTGGGCGATTATATCCCGTTCAACTGCACGAACAGCGCCAAGACCCGCATCGTGGCTGTCGTGGCGGGCATCGACACCTACTACAAGTACGGCGATCAGCAGGTCGGGCACCACATCGACTTTATCTCCAAAGACCTGTGGCCGACGTACATTCAGTACAACCTCGCCAACTTCAACAATGGTCTGATTCCCGTGGAAAAGCTGTCCGGCGATGGCAGCAAGACCGAGTTTGCGCTGACGAAACAGATGGACAGCATCGACAACATCATTGTGGGCAGCGATCAGGTCACGGGTTACACCTACAACGCAGCTACCTTTACCATCACGTTCGATGACGCCCCCGCCGCTGGCACAAACAACATCACCGTGACCGGCAAGGGTGACAAGCACCCGTGGCTGTGTTCCCATCTGTATGCGTTCCTGAATTCCCTCAAGATGCAGGTGCCCAACGGCACGGGCAAAGACCCCGCCGTTAAACAGGTGGATTACAGTCAGGGCGGCGTGTACTACTTCCTGCCCGCCGAACTCAAGGCCGTTATCGCCAACAAACGCGCCATACTGGGTGAGCGCTACTCGGCCAGCGGTGTGCTGAACAGCGACAACGGCTGGTCGTGGACGAACCTTGGCAATCTGTGGGTGCCTACCGAGATGGAGGTCTGCGGTAGCGGCGTTTGGGGCGGCATCGGCCATGCCAACGGCGGCTATGTGCAGTACCCCATCTTTGCCCACAATATGAACCGTGTTAAGGGTCTCGGTGACGGTGGTGGCCGAAGCAACTGGTGGGAGCTGACCCCGCACTCCGGCAGCTCTGCCAACTTCTGCGGTGTGAGCAGCTACGGCTATGCGGACACCCTCAACGCCTCCCACACGTGGCTGTCCGCGCCCGTCTGCTTCCGAATCTCGTAAATCTCCTACTAATATCCCCGCGCCCCTTGTGGGCGCGGCATCAGGTGAACCATGAGTAACGTATTATCCCGATTCCGCAGCATATCCGAAATGGAGTTTTATAAAAATGCCACGGAACTGCGCTGCGCCCTTTCCGGCTTTGTCATGCAGGAAAAGTACATCCCTAAGAAGTGGCGGCCTATTCTCGCCTACCCTACCGTGAATCTGCTTAATACGATGATGGAACACATCATCGCCGCAAACGGCATCTATCCATACAGCAGCGGCAAACTCGACCATGAGCTTTTACACCGCCGCAAGGAATTACAGGCGCAGGCCGTGGCCGATTGCGAGGCCCTGTTTGACCGTCTGCAATTCATCATGGACGAGTTTCACTTTTCGCGCATGGGAACAGGGCTTGACATGGGCATTGCACCACAAAAGGAACTGCCCGCGCAGTTGGTTTACATCGGCACCCTGTTAGAGCGTGAGGAGACGCTGCTGAAAGATTGGCGGCATAATACGAAATTCCCGGACACCGCAAAATTCAAGCCGAAAGCATCCTTGCCGAATGGGGATGCCCGGTATCAGGCACCACGGCAGGCACCCTACACACCCAATGCGCCGCCCGCCGCGATGCCCGCCGCGAATGATTCCAGCGCGATGGCCGCACAGGCAATGGGGGTAAACCATCATCATTACCCCCATTGACCGCCATCGGGTCGATAGCTGTATAAAAGAGCCGTAACAACTGGTGGGAGCTGACCCCGAACTCCGGCAACTCTACCAACTTCTGCAATGTGAGCAACAACGGCAATGCGAACAACAACAACGCCTCCAACACGTGGCTGTCCGCGCCCGTCTGATTCCAACACGAATCCTCGGCCAGTATTAAAGTAGGTCTGCCAGGCTAATCAATAGGCAGACCGAAATCCGAGCCTTATCAAATTGGAAGGAGTTATCGACCCTCCCGCAGTGGCGGGTAAATAAGTATCTTGACGCGATCAGCCGGACGCTTCTTGCATGGCCCGCGACGGCGACAATAGGCTAAACTACCGTGCGCCACACGGCAGATGGCCGAGTACCGGGTTTCATGGCTGTTATCGCAAAGAAGTACACAACAGCGCCCCTACAATAACACCTTGCGAGGTACATTCCGAGATGACGTCACAAGAGCGGCACGAGGCCCGCTATCAGCGCCGTAAGGCGGCACGGCAGGCCAAGCACCGCGCACGAATAGCACAGTACGATAATTTTGACCGGGTGGCAGATGTATCCTCGCTGGTCGATGCCAACTATAACGCCCGCAAAGGCGTTATGTGGAAAGCCAGCGTTGCCCGATACAATGCCCGTTATTTCAAAAATTCAATCAAAATCCACAAAACCCTCATGCGCGGTGGCGACACCCGCAGAGGGTTTTATCATTTTGGGATTGTGGAGCGCGGCAAAAAGCGAGCTATCCATAGCCTGCACTACTCTGAGCGTGTTGTACGCCGGTCTGCCTGCACAAATGCTCTGGTGCCGATTCTGTCCAGCAATCTGATCTATGACAACGGCGCAAGCCTTGAGGGCAAGGGCATCAGCTTTGCAGTCAAACGGTGCGCTGTGCATCTGCATGAGTTCTACCGCGAAACATGTGGCAATGACGGGTACATCCTGCTCATCGACTACCGCGCCTTTTTCGACAACATCAATCTGGATAATCTCAAGCGCAATGTGATTGACCGCCATATCCTCGATCGGCGGCTCAATGCTCTGGCGAAAAATTTTGTTGACGCGCCGAATCTTGAACGCATCAAATACGGCCAGCCGACAAAAGAAAACGGTCTGTATATCGGCCCGGAGGACAGTCAGATTTTTGCCATCGCCTACCCAAACAGCATCGACCACACCATCAAAGACCAGTGGCGGCAGCGATGGTTCGCCCGCTATATGGACGATTCATACATCATCAACAAATCGAAAGAACTGCTGATAGAATTTCGCCGCCTGCTGTTTGGGCTGTTCGCCGAAAAGGGCATTATCCCGAACCCCAAAAAGACGCAGATAGTCAAGCTGCGCCGAGGTTTTACCTACCTAAAAACCAAATTCACCCTGTTACCCAACGGCAAGGTTTTACAGCAGCCTTGCCGTGAGAGCGTCATCCGGGAGCGCCGCAAAATCAAGAAGTTTTTCAATTTCCTGCAAGCGGGACTGATGACGATGGAACAGATTCTCACCTCTTATATGTCGTGGCGCGGGTCGCTTGTGAAAAAACAGGCCCGCCATTCTGTCCATTGTACGGATTTGCTGTTCTATAAGCTCTACGGCATCATGCCGTGGAAGATAAAATCCAAACGAAAATCGAAAGCGAGGCACATTCAATGGAAAAATCTCTTGAACGCATCGACACCATCAATGCCGAAATCACCGCCCTTAAAAGCCTGCTGACCGATAGCGACTATAAGGCGCTGAAACACGCCGATGGCGTTATGAGCGCCGAGGATTATGAGCCTATCCGCCAGCAGCGCGAGGAATGGCGCGACAAGATCAATGCGCTGGAAACGGAACTGGCCACGGCTACACAGGAATTTGACACGGAAATGGCCGAGATGGCCGCCGCGCAGGTAAAGGAGGGTTGAGACCGTTGAACACGAAAAAACTATTTATTTCTCAGCCGATGCGCGGCAAGACCGACGAGGAAATCCTCAAAGAGCGTAAGGTGCTGATTGCCGATGTGTATATGAAAACGCATGAGGAAATCGAGGTCATCGAATCCTTTTTCGAGGGCGCCCCGGCTGACGCAACGCCGCTGTGGTATTTGGGCGAAAGCCTCAAGCTGCTGGGCACCGCTGATTTTGTGGTGTTCGCCCCCGGCTGGCAGGATTATCGCGGATGCCGCATTGAGCACGATGCCGCCGTAGCCTACGGCATCCCTATCGTGGAGGTGTAAATCCGATGCAGCCGTGGAACATCGTCATCACTTCCCCGTGGCAGGTCGTGACAGCCATCGTCGCCGTAGCTACGGCATTTACAGCCATTGACAAGGCATGGGATACCTTGCTGGCGAAATGGAAAAAGCACAAAGCCCCCGAAGAAGCCCAGAACGCAGAAATCAGCTCCCTTAAAATACAGATTCAGCAAATCACTCCCCGGCTGGATGCTGTGGAGGGGCAGTTGACTGCGATGGGCAAAACGGTTGATGACCTACACGCGGGGAATCTGGCGGTGCTGCATGATCGGATTTATCAGATGTGCCGCCTGTGCATCAAACGCGGGTACGTCACCGAGGATGACCTGAACAATCTGAAATACTTATATGATAGCTACCACAGTCAGGGTGGCAACGGAACGGGCACGGAACTCTATAAACGGGCCAAGGCGCTGCCCATCCGCATCGAAACCGAGTAAGGAGGATAAATCAAAATGAGCAATGCCGAGTTTATCAAGCGGGCCACTGCCGCCGTTGTGGACTACTTCAACCGCCATGTTGATGTCACCGACAACTTCGAGCTGACCGCCGAGGATACGTTCGTTGTGTGGTCGTGCAAGACCCTGCAAAACAACAAGGCGCTGATTTCTACCACCATTCCCGACGGGATGTACTACGAGATTACCTACAACGGCGACAAGGGCAAAATGTACCTTGACGCCTACAAAAAGATGCACAATGAGTGCATCAAAATCAAGGAGGACTAACATGGATTTTGCATCTTTTGGCATCGCAAGCGTTGCCTGCATCACCGTTATCTGCTACCTGGCCGCAACGGCTGTCAAGCAGACCCCACTGGCAAATAAGTGGCTGCCGTCCATCTGTGGTGCCCTTGGCGGCCTGCTGGGTCTGGCCGCCATGTACATCAACGTGCCGGACTTTCCCGCCACTGATCCCCTGACCGCCCTGGCCGTGGGTATCGTCTCCGGCCTGGCTGCCACCGGCGCGGATCAGGTTATTAAGCAGATCGGAAAAGACAACTGACACTTACGCGGGCATCCTTTTGCAGGGGTTCCCGCTTTTTTCGTTGTATCGTAAAACGCGTCACATGACACTTTCACTGACACTTGCCCCGAAAAGTGTCAGTCTGTCAGATTTTCGGCTGACACGCGCTGACACAGTTTTGCTGTGTGTCAGGCAGTTTGTCACGCATATTTTTGACATTATATCGATTTATTACCTCTATATATGACAATTCTGACACTTATTATATAAAAAAAATAACATAGGGTATGATATAGGCCCTAAAAAGCCATAACGCCCCCGAATGCAGGTGCGCATACGCGCGTGCACGAGAGTGTCACAGGACAGCAAAAAGCCCATCGGCAGGTTTCATGGTCTGCGGATGGGCTTTTTTCATTTGGGGTGCTTTTCAATTTTTTCCTCTACCGCATCCATGATATATCGGTTTAGGGACGTGCCCGCCGCCGTCGCCGCCTCCCGCCATCGCTCTTTTGTGCCTTTGGGTGTTCTGATCTGGATGCTGTCCGTTTTCTCGCCGAGATACTTCACGGATGCGTTTTTCTGTGCGTCTGTGTATTTTGCGCCCATTTTGGGGTACACCTCCTATCCAAAAATATAATACCACATATAGGTATATGCTTGCTATATACACTTTGTACAATGTCGCCCACAAAATTTGCCCGAATCTTTGTAGAATCTGCGTATTGTGTATATAGCAAGCATATACTATAATATAGCTTGTAAGGCAGAGATACAACCCCTCTTACAGAAGGAAGTGAGGACATGGACGAAATGACAAGTCAGGAACTCAACCAGTTCTTGGAAGCCATCGCAGAACTGATTGAAGCGAAAGCAACAACGGTTCAAGAAGCCGCCGAGATTGTTCGCAACAAGAGAATCAAAGCATAAAAGAATGAGGTCAGCCACCGTCCAAAGCAACTGACCCCAAAGCCCGAATACAGGCGAACCGGGAGCCTTACCCCGGTCGCCTCTTATTTTATCAGTGTAAGGCAGAAAAAACAAGAGGTAACACCATGAAAATCGAAATTGTAGATACCAAAGCTTATATCTATACTCCCTACAACGCCGAATTTGTCAAAGCGATTAAAGGCATCGGCGGCGCGCGCTGGAATCGTGATAAGTCCGCATGGGCTGTCCCCGCTGACTGTATAGATCAGGCGCGTGAAATTATGCGCCGTGTATACGGTGAGGATGACCGCCCCGACTGCGGCAAGCGCGTCGACGTGCGCCTGACATTTGACAGCAGTGTGTCAGAGTGGCAGAGCGCGGTAACGATCTACGGGAAAACTATTTCCCGCGCGTATGGACGTGATAGCGGTGCGCGTTGTGGGGACGATGTGGCATTTGTTGAGGGTCAGCCCGAAAGCGGCGGCAGCGTAAAGAACTGGACAAGCGTAGTACCGCAGGGCAGTATCGTTGTACTTCACAATGTGCCCACAGCAATGTTAGCCCAGCCCCTGCCAGCGGGCGTCAGGGTGGAGCGCCTGGAAAATCAAAAAATCAATCGCGATGCGTTGATAGCCGAAAAGCAGCGACTGTTGGAGCGCATCGCAGAAATCGATAATCTTGTTGCACAGATGGGGTAATATGGATGGTCATCGCTATATACACAAGGGTGAGCACATTAGATCAAGCGCAAGACGGCTACTCCTTGGACGCACAGCAACGGGTATTGCGTGATTGGTGCAACACGCGTGGGCATAGCATCTACGGCATCTATAAAGATGCCGGCATATCGGGAAAAGATATACAGCACCGCCCAGCGGTGCGTGAAATGCTGGCGGTCGTTGAATCCGGTAAAATTGACTGTGTCCTCGTATGGGCGCTTTCCCGACTTACCAGGAGTGTGGCTGATTTATACGCTATGTGGGAAACGTTGTGCCGAAATAATTGTGAGCTAATAAGCTACACCGAGACATTTGACACATCGACTCCCATGGGGCGTGCTATGA